TAGGTAGGTTTATTTAGGCTCATTAGTAAATAGTTCTTGACTTTTGCTTTGATATATGATATAATATAAAGTATATTAAGACATAAAGATAACCAATCGCCTTATAGGTACTACGGTAAAGCTTTAAGGATATTATTAAAGAAATAATTAAAGTATATTCTAAAGCATACCTAAGTATACATAAGATAACTAAGGGGTATGCTTTGAGCAGTGCCAGTGATAAAGAAATAGATCAGCCTATAGTAAAGAGAAAGAAGGGCAGACCAAAGAAATCAACAGTTGTGTCAAAATCCAAGGGTAGCCGCAAGGCACTAGGTAGACCCAAGGGTGATGCGGCTATCATTAATGATTACAAGGCTAGAATGCTAGCATCTCCTAAGAGTAGGAAGGTGTTGGATAGTATATTGTCAGCAGCCTTGGACGATGATCATAAGAACCAAGCAGCGGCTTGGAAGCTTTGTATGGATAGATTACTACCCGTCAGCTACTTTGAGAAAGACAGAGACTCTGGAGGTAAGAGTGCCATCAATATATCCATTACTGGAGTTGGTGGTGAAACTACTGTCATCTCTGGGGGTGCTGAACCCATTGAAGGGGAATACACAGATGCATAACATTAACAGAGACTTAGATTACTTCACTAGAGAAGAGTTTGCCTGTCAATACACAGGTGACAATGAGATCAGTGATGATCTACTATTGAAGATAGATTTGTTAAGAGCAAGATGTGGGTTCCCTTTCGTCATTACTAGTGGTTATCGCTCAGAAGACCACCCAATAGAACGGAAGAAGGAGAAAGCAGGAACTCATGCCCAAGGAATTGCAGCGGACATTAAAGTTAGTAACGGAACACAGCGGTACACAATTGTTGAAGAGGCCATTAAAATGGGCTTTACGGGAATTGGAGTTGCTAACGGTTTTGTGCATGTTGACATCCGCAACCTTGACGGTAATGAAGCTCCTGTAATGTGGTGCTACTAGCTTGGCTGATCTTAAAGTTGAGCTACTACCTTGGCAGCAAAAAGTCTACAAAGATACGACACGCTTTAAGGTCATAGCAGCAGGCAGACGTACTGGCAAAAGCAGGCTAGCCGCGTGGTCTTTGATATTAAACTGCTTGTCAGCCAAGAAGGGCCAAGTGTTTTATGTTGCCCCTACACAGGGTCAGGCTAGGGACATTATGTGGCAGATGTTGCTTGAGCTAGGTCATGGTGTCATAGCCTCTAGCCATGTCAACAACCTACAGATCAAGTTCATCAATGGTGCGCTGTTAACCCTAAAGGGTGCAGATAGACCTGAGACTATGCGTGGTGTCAGTCTAAAGTACTTGGTGATGGACGAGTACGCCGACATGAAGCCAGAGGTGTGGGAGCAAATCCTACGTCCTGCTCTTGCGGATCAGAAGGGTGAGTCTATGTTCATTGGTACGCCAATGGGACGTAATCACTTCTATGACTTGTTTACATACGCTAGTGTGTCAGACGATGAGGATTGGAAAGGTTATCACTTCACAAGTTTTGATAACCCACTGTTAGACCCTAACGAGATAAGGGCTGCTGAGAAGTCAATGTCAGCCTTTAGCTTCCGTCAGGAGTTTATGGCTTCCTTTGAGGCACACGGCAGTGAACTGTTTAAAGAAGAAGATGTTAACTTTAGTGAGGAAGAACCCACCGATGGTGATTTTTACATTGCTGTCGATTTGGCAGGATTTGCAGATGTACAGAAAGTCACGACTAAAACCAAAAGACTTGACCAAACGGCAATTGCTGTGGTTAAAGCGGGTGTGGACGGGTGGTGGGTTGCTAATATCATACATGGCCGTTGGGGGGTCGAAGAGACCGCAAGACGCATCTTTGAAGCAGTCAGAGACTACCAACCACTCGCAGTCGGTATCGAAAAAGGAGCCTTAAAGAACGCTGTAGCTCCCTACCTCAACGATCAGATGAAGAAGAACCAACGATTCTTTCGTGTAGAAGAGCTTACCCACGGCAACAAAAAGAAGATTGACCGTGTAGTTTGGGCGTTACAAGGACGCTTTGAGCATGGTAACATCACATTAAACAAGGGCAAGTGGAACACAGAGTTCCTTGATGAGTTATTCCAGTTCCCTAACCCGTTAGTCCACGATGACTTGATAGATGCTTTGGCGTACATAGACCAACTTGCAAAGGTTGCCTACGCTTTCGACTATGAAGAAGAAGACTACGAATTCCTCGACAAATACGCAGGCTACTAACTATGATTGAAGATAAAGAAAACTTTGCACGAGAGCAGCACCTAGAAGACTGGGTTATACAGAAGTGCGATGGGTGGAGGGATCACTACGAAGCCAACTACTCTGAGAAGTTTGAGGAATACTACAGACTCTGGCGCGGCCAGTGGTCTGCTGAAGACAGAACTAGATCAACTGAGCGTTCACAGATCATCTCCCCTGCACTACAGCAGGCTGTTGAGTCATCTGTCGCTGAGTTGGAAGAGGCTACCTTTGGCCGTGGTAAGTTCTTTGACATTAAAGATGATGTCCATGACCAGAACCCTGAAGATATTGCTATGTTGCGTAAGCATCTTGACGAAGACTTTAAGAAGAACAAGGTTAGGAAGGGTGTCGCTGAGTGCCTAATCAATGCTGCTGTATTCGGTACAGGCATTGCTGAGATAGTGCTAGAGGAAGAGAAAGAGATGCAACCTGCTACTCAGCCCGTCATGGGTGGAGAGTTACAGGCTGTTGGTGTCAACATTATTGACCGTACCTGTGTCAAGCTGCGTCCTGTGATGCCTCAGAACTTCCTTATTGACCCTGTAGCCACTGACATTGAGTCAGCTTTGGGCTGTGCTGTCGATGAGTTTGTACCTTCACACTCCGTAGAGCAGCTACAAGAGAGTGGTGTATACCGCGATGTAGACATTAGCGTAGCATCTCCAGACTTTGACATAGAGCCAGATCAAGACCTGTCACGCTATGACGATGATAAGATCAGACTGACTAAGTACTACGGCCTTGTGCCACGCCACTTGCTCAAGAAGGCTATGGCAGAGGAAGAATCGGAAGACGAAGAGGTTATCGAGTTTGCTGAAGAGCAGGAAGAAGACGATGACAGCTACTACGTAGAGGCTATTGTTGTTATTGGCAACGGTGGTACTCTCCTTAAAGCAGCAGCAAACCCCTACATGATGCAGGATCGTCCTATAGTCTACTTCCCTTGGGACGTAGTACCTAGCAGATTCTGGGGCAGAGGAGTATGTGAGAAAGGTTATAACTCTCAGAAGGCGTTAGACGCAGAACTACGCGCTAGAATAGACGCTCTTGCCCTTACCATCCACCCTATGATGGCTATGGACGCTTCACGCATGCCTAGAGGGGCTAAACCCTCCATACAGCCGGGAAAAACCATCTTAACTAACGGCAATCCCTCTGAAATCCTACAGCCTTTTAACTTTGGTCAGGTTAGTCAGATTACCTTTGCACAAGCACAGGCTCTACAGACGATGGTACAGACTGCCACAGGTGCTATAGACTCAGCGGGTATTGCAGGGTCAGTTAATGGCGATGCTACGGCAGCAGGTGTCTCTATGTCGCTAGGTGCTATCATTAAACGCCACAAGCGTACCCTGATTAACTTCCAAGAGTCCTTCCTTATCCCCTTTGTTACTAAGTCAGCTTGGCGTTACATGCAGTTTGAGCCTGAGATGTACCCAGTAGCGGACTACAAGTTCCATACCTCTAGCTCACTAGGTATTATTGCCCGTGAGTACGAAGTTACACAGCTAGTACAGCTTCTACAAACTATGTCTCCAGACACGCCTATGTATCCTAAGTTGGTTATGTCCATCATTGACAACATGAACCTGTCTAACCGTGAAGAGCTTATCGCTACACTAGAGCAAGCTAACACACCTAACCCTGAAGCTGAACAAGCGCAACAGCAGGCAGCACAAGCTGCTCAACAAGCAGAGATGGCGTTTAAAGCTGCACAATCCGCTGCACTCAACGGCCAAGCACAAGAGTCCGCTGCTAGATCGCAGAAGATGCAGGTGGAAGCACAGGCTATACCACAGGAAACAGAGATTGCTCGTATTAAAGCAGTCACCACTAACCTACAGGCAGGGGATGAGGACGATAAAGAGTTCCAAAAGCGTCTTGAAATCTCTAAGCAGTTACTAAAGGAACGTGAAGTAGCAGTCAAGGAAGGTAAGCCTACACCACAGCAGCAAGTTGAACAAGCACCACCACAAGGATTGCCTTTACAATGATAAGCTCAAGGGAACTAGAACACGTAGTAGAACAAGTTAACTCTAAGTTTGAGGAACTGTTTAAGAAGATAGCTACACTAGAGAAACAAATAGCTGAGAATACAGGAACTAAAAATGTCAAATCAAAAAGACTCAAGACTAGCTAGGGTTGGTGTTGATGGATTCAATAAACCGAAGCGTACCCCCAAGCACAGCACAAAGAGCCATGTTGTTGTGGCAAAGCAAGGTGACCAAATCAAGACGATTAGGTTTGGAGAACAGGGGGCAAGCACAGCAGGTAGTCCCAAAGCGGGTGAATCTGAGCGTATGAAAAAGAAACGTGCTAGTTTTAAAGCACGACATGGTCAGAACATTGCTAAAGGTAAAATGTCAGCAGCATACTGGGCTGATAGAGTTAAATGGTAAAGGAGGTTATTATGTACGGAAGTAAGCCAGTTAAGAAAGTTAAGAAAACTACTATGTCCTTGCCCAAGAGAGGCGCAAGAGTCTTGAAGAATAAAGCCAAGAGAGTTAAGAAATAGCTTGACATTTAGGTATAGATGTGATATAATATCTAGGTAACATACACTTATAACAACTGTCCTAACGGAGAAACAGTATGATAGACAAAGAACTAGAGATATATTACCGCAACTTTAAACGTATGTTTGCCTCAGATGGTTGGAAGCAGCTACTGGAAGACTTAGTAAACAGCGCACTTCACATAGGATCAGTAGAGTTGACTAAAGACGGAGATGACCTACGCTATCGCAAAGGACAACTCGCTGTTATAGCTAACCTGCTTAACCTAGAAGCTCAGATAGACACAGCGGAGCAGGACGCTTTAGAAGCGGAAGAACAAGAAGAAGTAGAATGAGGGCTATGTTTGAGTTTAGGTGCGTAGCAGGACACACACAGGAACGATACATCGACTCTGAAGTTACACAAGTCCCCTGCACTGAGTGTGGGGAGACAGCAAAAAGAATTACAAGCGCAGTGCGTTCTAAGCTTGACCCTATCTCTGGAGATTTCATGGGTGCTACCAGAAAGTGGACAAGGAATAGGGCGCAGAAGCTGCAACAAGAGCGTAAGGCTAACTCCTGATACTGGGAAGCCCTACATAATACACCTCCATAATGAGTTTACTCACGGAGTTTAATAATGGCTACACTACTAGACGAGCGTTTGGAAACAGAAGAAGAAGAAGCAGAGATCAGTCAGATAGAGGCACAGCAAGAACCTGAAGAGGAAACC